TACCACTTCCCTCCAGTCATTGATTAATACTGGGGCACAACAAAAGGAAGCATTGAATACTAAAATTGCGTATAAGACAAGACGCAAGGATAGGTTAGCTGGTACTGTGTCTGTTTACTCGCCTACTGGGGGTAGGAGTGCTGTTAAAAGTTTTAATTCAGTACAGGATGAAATAACAGCAGCTTCTAAACTCTCTCTCCCTGTTGCATCTCTTTCTAAATCCCTAGATTCCCTCGTTGGCAATGGCAAGGATGCCTTAGTTAATGACCCTCTTGGTAATGGGGCTTCCGTTAACAATGACAATGCTCGAAACTTGTTTACCAAATTGTCGCAATTTAATCAAGAGCTTGGAGATGCCCAAGGTACTACTACAGCACAGAATTCAGATCGTGTGGTATTACTTTCTGCTGAGATCGGAGGAATGAAATCAGACTTGGCATCTGTTAACTCTTTAATAACTCGGTGTAATGATGTAATTACTAGACGCGCCAAGGGAGAGCTGCTAGAACCTGAAGTTAATACTGCCGATCTTACAAATGTAGCTCCGGAACTTGCTACAGCATTTCAGACATATGTGGAGGATAATGTTGTTCTCCCTATGCAAGCAAACTTTGAAGTTTTTAATTCTTTTTCTATGAGCCTTCAGGGTTTGGATTCCTCTGCACCTCCTCCTATATTTGATTTAACTTATGGACCACCTATTTCAGTTAAAGGGCAGTTTGTATTGTCCCAGGATGGATTATACTATGATTCCAGAGGAGGTGGACTACCTGTGGTTTCTGGAGATATTTTGGATGCATCCTCGTGGGAATTGGAATATGCGCCCAACCTAGGGGGTAAAGGGATATTCTATGGGGATCAGAGATTAGAAGAACTAAAAAACACTGTCTTTAGTAAGGACTTTATCTCTGATTCCAAACTTGTGGCTAAGTATTATGCTGCAGATGACATCTTACAGAATCTAGAGCGCAATAAATCTAGACAGATTTCTATCGTGTCTGGGCAAATTAATGATCTCATTGTTTCTGGGTATGGCACGAACTCGGCAATGGTTATCAATTACTATAGTAACATAGCTGCTGTAGCATCTTCCTATGACTCCAAAATAAAGAAGAGGAGAAAGCAGGTTCAATTAGTTGCTTTGTTTGCTTCTGGGACTTACAGTTTTACTGAAGATGATATTGAGGAGCGACCCAAAAATTTAGGTCTGGGTCCCGGGGTTCTTATCGGATTAAATGGCGTCACTATGGATTCCTCCGGATATTGGGTTCCAATAGAGAGAGTCCCAGTCAATGATTTTACTTTTCTAAAAGGTAAACCCATTACTTTAACTTTAGAGGACCAGAGGGATATCTTGCTCTTCTCCGAAGATTTGGACGCTACTATTTTACCCATAGTTCCAAAGTTCCTTGTATCAGCACCACAACCGTTTTCTGTTCTGGACAAATTCTCTATATCTCCTACACCTATGGGAGAGTATCCATATATCGATGGAGATAAACATGTAAGTAGTACAGGAGCTTTCGTTCTCTCCTTACAAGACAGGATTGTTACGGACAGTCTGATATGTGCTTATAATTTCTTGAAGCCTGACGTTGTAGATGCCTCTTCAAACGTTTTCAATTTAGATAATTTTAAATCTGATTCTGCTGGACTTTTAAATGCACAATTGGTTGGTTCTAGTGTTAATCATGTATTTCCGTCTGGACTTTCAATTCCATTCCTTCGCGGTACTTTTTATAATGAAGGTCCCGTTGGTTCTACCGGAAAGAAAAATATTCTAGATGCTACAGGACAAGGGGGTTCTTATATAATGCTTCCTACTAATAAAAATCCTGATGGTACTGTGAATACATATGCTGCAAGTACTTTGAGTGATTTGACGTATGGTATAGATCCTCCAGACGTAACAAAAGACCCCCAAGGTGGTGGATTTTCTTTTGATTTCTGGGTACATGTCCCGACTTTGAACGGTCCATCTATGAAGGATTACCACCGTTATAGAGTTATTCTCGCTAATGAGAATAGTGGGGGATATCTTGAGAGCCCTTTCATTCTGCCGGATAGGCTAATAATCGGGAAGGATCTCAACGTGGCAGGACAACTGAATAAAGTAACAAGAACTGATAGAGTGCAGGGGTTGGTTATTGGGTTTAGAGATAAAGGAGGCCCAACGGATCCGTCTGGCATAGAATTCATTATTTCTCCTACCGTTTCTCAAAATAGGAAACAAAGCAATAATGATATATGGGGTCACAGCGTATGTCTAGTTGAGGATTATGGGCTTACGAAGGGCAGAACAGGAGTCATTACCACCTCTAGTCTTACTGAGATGGGTATTACAAAAGCTGTAAGTAGTACTGTTAGTGGAGTTACATTAGGGGATGTAAGTTCCACTTTTATGCACATGTGTTTAACTTTTGATTACGGTTCTGATAAGGTTAGGACCATTGTAGATGGTGAAGTATGGGATGAGTCAAACATGGCTAGTTCTCTCATGGTCGGATATGCTCAGTCATTACAGATACCCTCATTCGCCAACAAAAAAGGAGACCCTGTTTCCCAATATTTCGAGAGTTTCACAGCTGACCCAGTGGAGAATGGTCCATCCGTAAATTTAGATGGTGATGCTTTTACGCCGTGGGTCATAGGAGGAGGCTTTACGGATGGCATAAATAACAGGGGGTTATCAGGTGAGGATGAGTACGTGGGATTTCTTGGGTATAACACCAACGCTTCTTATTACAACACCTATGGCTCTACTGGCGATACGGGATCTTCACAAAAGTCTCAGCATGGAAGATCCATTCCACTAGTCAGCACAAGGTGGCAGAGTGGGTTGAATGGGTACATAGGAAGTTTCAAAGTATATGGAAAAGCCCTATCTAGTACTGAAGCGAAGAAGAATTTTGACGCTCAAAAAGGTTTCTTTAAGAATATTGTAACATGATAGCCCCCCAAAGAATTGATTTTCTAACCACATCCAAACTTACTCCAATTATTGGAATTGGATTTCCGGTTGTATCGGGTACAGGAGGATACTTCACCGCTACTCAGGGATTAACCACAATTTCCTCAAGCTTGAAACAATTGATATTGACCAATAAGGGGGAACGCGTAATGATGCCTGATTTTGGTACTACTATCAGATCTTCTCTTTTTTCCCTAATGGATGAAACAAGGAGAAGGGAAATGAAAGAAGAGATTCAATCGGCAGTTGCTTCTTATGAACCAAGAGCAATTTTAAAATCAGTAGAGATTTCATTTGAGGATTCTCAACACCAACTCACAATATCTATTGCTTTCTCCACTGCAGAAGATATGTCAACAACTCAGATTGTAGAGGTTATAATATAATGACTCAAAATGATAGTATTTATAGTACCAGTGCTTTTGATGGAACTGTAGCATCGGATTTTTTAGCTCTAGGCATAGTACCAGAAAACCTTAGAGCGGATTTAATAGATTACTCTACTGCTGATTTTTCTGAGTTCAAAACTTCTCTTCTCAATTACTTGCAAGCTGTCTATCCCCTGGACTACACTAATTTTGTTGAGTCTGATTTAGGCGTCATGCTAGTGGAATTGTTTTCTTATTTAGCTAGTGTTATTTCTTTGAAATCGGACCTTCTCGCAAATGAGATGTATTTGCCTACGGTACAGACTATTGGAAATCTTTCTAAGTTGTTGAATTTGGTAGGAATATCCCTGAAGGGACCAATCAGCAGCAAAGGAAGTGTGAGATGCACTCTTTCAACTCCTGATGCAATCTCTGGGCTAGAGACTTTAACTATACCGCTTTCTAGTAGGTCTTTTTCTGTTCCAAACTCTAAGGACGGGGGTGCTCTATTTTTTACTTTATATAAGGTAAACACAACTACCGGAGAGATTGATTTAGATAATGAAGATATACAATTAGAAGTTGCAGATTCGGTGGTAGGGGGAACAGAGTTCAACTCTTTGATTCTTCTAGAGGGGGAATTAAAAATTGATACTGGAACTTTCTCTGACCTAAACACTATCAAGTCTTTTTCTATAGAGTCGCCATCCATTGTGGAAAAGAGCATCGTAGTGTCTGCCAACACAGGTAACATATACAAAGAAGTCCAGAATTTGTTTCTGGCAGACAGTGGTGACGAAAAGGTATTTCAAAAGATTTACAACGATGACTACTCATGTACTGTTGTCTTTGGAGATAATGTCAGGGGTAAATCTCCAGCAGGAGGAGTTAACTATAAAGCATTTTATAGAATCGGTGGTGGGTCAAGAGGTAACGTCCCGGCTCAGACTATTAATCTTAACATAACTGCTACACATTCTTCTCCTTCACGATCCGTCTCTCTGAATGTTGTAAACTCTACCTTTGCTGCCGGAGGTTCTAATGCCGAGACGGTGGAACATGCTAAGAGATGGGCTCCCTACTTTTTCAAGTCTCAATACAGGGCTGTCACGGGAGAGGACTACACGGCATTTGCAAATCAATTTGTGAGCACTGTTGGTCAAACCGCAAAAGCTCAAGCGGTTTTGAGGAGATCTGGAGCTGGAGCTAACATGATTGATATTTATGTCATTTCTAAGGCTACTGATTTACAGGTCCAGCGCGCTACCCTTCCATTTAAAAGGGAACTCTTAACCTATCTCAACAAGTACAAAATGATTACAGACGAAGTAACAATTGTTGACGGTCTTGTGAGGACTATCGATTTGGTTGTAACGATCTTTGCAGATAAAGAATTTGAAACTTTTGAAGAAAATATTAAGACATCAGCTGCAAACAAAATCATAGATTTCTTTAGCGTTGATAGTAGATCGTTTGGAGAGCGCGTAGCTTTGTCAGATCTTCAAAGAGCGATTTTTTCTGTTCCAGAAATTAGATTCTCTCGGATTGATAATTTCTCAGAAGATATTAAATTGGGTTTCAATGAGATAGTACAATTGAATAACGCAGAAATAAATATAGAGTACGTATAAAATGGTTCGCAAGGCAGGTCTAGGGCGGCTCGGAAAGAGCAAAACTTATTATCAGTATAATTATGTTGATGTAGTCAAGAAGCTTGTCCCTTCCTTGTACGAAGATACCGACTCTACCATTTTTGGGCAAGAAGAGGATATTCTATATTCTATGCTCGGAAAGATCCTATTAGCGGCTAAAGACTGCCTAACTCTAATACCTCTTTCTACTACACTTCCTGATGCTACTTTGTCCGGACTTCAACAGCATTTTATACCTAAGAATGACCGTACTAATGTACAACCTTATTTATTTGAGAAGAAGATTCTTAAAGCGTTTGGAAAGAAAATCTCTGATTTTGAGACTATGGATTCATGGGGGAAATACGTTTCTGGAACCCTCTTAGGCAATATTAAACTGAACGAACCCAGTAACCTTTTTGTTTCCGGTGTTTCCGCTAATGTTAACTCCAGTGTGAGCAGTACGGCTCTTGCACACCAGTATCTCATAGACAATCTTTCGTGGTTATATTTTTTAAATTTCGATGGTCCTCCTAATGGATTCAATGCCTCTGCAGTAACTAAAGACCTTCTTGTAAGTTCCACTTACGTAGGAAAGAGTGTGCAGGAAGTGGATGGTGTCAAAGGTCTTTTTGAGTACCTCTGGAGGAATAAAGAATTAGCTCCGGCATCCGGGGTAGCTTATTTACCCCCTGATTTTAATCAAACGAGTGCTGGAGTATCAGCCAACATATACGCTTCTGGAACCCAGTTGTTAGAGGGTATAAAAACTCTTATAGGTGTATGGTACAATCCTAATGATGATGCAGCCACAGAGTTACAGACACAACTTGAGTTATTACAATCCTTAGGGACCTACAGCTCTAAAAGAATAACCGCAGGTCCTTTTCAAAGATTCCTAAAGGCTTTAAGTTTCGCTGCGTATGATGTTAATTCTCTTGTAGATGATGTAGGGACACTTATTGATATCGATAGATGTGATCAGAAATTTCTCAATTATCTTGGATCTTTAATTGGCTGGAAGGTATTAACGGGAGATGTTGACAGATGGAGAGGACAGTTGAGACAGGCTGTCCATTTGTACAAGGCAAAAGGTACCAGGAAAGCTCTAGAGACTGCAGTATCTTTGATGTTTCCTGGCGTAGGATTTAATGCGGCGAGCGCAACAACGGAATCATGGGAATCGTATTTTCCACGACTTATATATTATTTAATTGCTACCGATTCGAAAGTTCTAAACGATCCTAACTACAACCCAGTAACATACGGAACTGATCCTTCAGCTACTACGGTTTCCTTCCTCGATGTGCAAGGCAATCAAATCAATGCTATCAGAGGTATATCCAAAGAACCATTATACGATTCTGATGACCACGATAATAACTATAGGTTTGCAACTGACTATGTATTGAGTTCCCTGCAGGGAGCTACCAGTGCGATAAACATTAACGGAGTACCCTATGATCCTCTGACTTGGGATCCTGATGGTAACGGAGATGATTTTAAGGGTTTTCTACACAGAGGTGCCCTTGTTCCCGTACCTCCTTGGGAGAATGACAGATTTTACGATACTACTTTTGTGAATCCTCTTCAACTGCAGCATGTGTCAGGTTTATTGGTAGATGGCAGAGAAAACGGTGGATTAGAAGTACCCCGTGAGTATGTGAAAGGATTCACAAGGCTTGTATTAGATGAAAATATAAACTCGAGTTTGATGAATGGGTTGAATCTTAGGTGGAAATTTTTTACTCCCAGCTCACTTCAACCCCCAAACCTAGATTCTATAGTGACAGGAACGAAGGCACAGGACGCTAGTCTAAAGGACTATTGGAATTCGAAAGCATCCACGTTGTTTACAGTACTAGCGGCTAGCTCGCTAATACAAGACCTCGCTCCAGGAGTGTCAGGAACAAATCCTTATAAAGCTTCCACGGAGGAAATTGTTTTTGTTTTAAGTCAGATATTCAGACAGTTTATACCGTTTCATTCAGTTGTTAAGTTCTTTGTTAAAGACGATTTCGAAGATAGGGCGTCGATAGCCCTAAGTGGTAGTACAGAAGGTTTTCTATATGCGGTAGTCGTTGATACTTTAGAGGACACGGATGATCAGATTTTAAGAGATTTCATCCTCAGTGGGTATGTTGCTTCCGCTGTTAGTGGGTTGCAATCACCAAGTTCCGTTAGGATAAAATATACGGGTGTTCCTAGAACCTCCAGAAGACGTCGTAATTTAAAGTATATTGTCCCTGCTGGTAACTATTACCGAGATGGAAATTCTATGCCTATCGCCAGGAGTACTGGGGCTTCTGGGTTTGTATCCTCTGTTATAGAATATGCTAATGGACTCCAGAGGGATGTTGTGTTTAGTGGCGTAGGAGATAACTATATGAATGTGAGTTCCTTCATTCCACTCGGATATAACTTCTCAACAGGAAACTACTTCTCCACAAAAGGTTCTAATAGACGGATATATGATGCGTCTAATGACCTAGGACTATGTGCCCTCCCCACTCAGTTTGGCGGTGCTGAGGCAAGATCCGGTTACGCAGATGTCAGTTATTCTTATTATGGGGTGAGTGTTTCAAGTACTTATCCATGCCGGGCGTTAGGATATGTGAGTTCAATTAACATGCTGGGCCCCATAACTAGATCCAATATGGATTATTCTACTTGTGCATTGTACGGTACAGTAATGAGATCAAAGAAAACCAAGGATATTGCCCGTTCTCTTGCTACTAGTAGTATCGACAATGTCTCCCTGGGGGCTTCCTTTTGGGATATATGGAATAACCATCAGAAATATTTTGGAGGTTCTAATTTTAATTATACCTATGATGCATATTCTGCTTCTGGTGCTGTAGAGAGATTCGCGCGCGCTGGAGGGAGGAGCATGGGAGCCCAAGTATATGGACCTGGATTTTTTAATAGTAATTTATCTGTCCAAGGACATCTTGCAAAAGGAGATTTTGGTTCAGCTTCTGCTTTTGATGATATAACTACGCTAATTTCTCAATTTCCGCAGTGGAAAAACATAGTTGCTAATGAGGATTGTGTAGACTTTAAATACAAAGCGTTCAGTGGAGACGTTATAAATATAGATCAACCAACTTCTTTCTCTAATAAGTGGGGAAACTCCCGGGTTAAATTTCCAGACTATTTGGACACTGAAACTACTAAATGGGCTATTAATAGTGTAGTAAGTGGAGTCAACATAGTAGGAGATGATCGAAGTGAGGATAAGCCATCCTGGGCAGTATATAATACTCAGCAGTGGGGAGTATTACCGACATCCTCTAATGCTTCCGACGAGACTACCACTACTCCGGGAAATATATCACTATTCAACGAGGCTGGTCCAGACGGCGACATTCATGTTGATAAAACTGCAAGTATTCACCTCCGATATTCTCTGAATCAAGGTAGAGACTATCTTTGGAATTCGGAGTTTAGATGGAAGTCTGCAAGTACCTATGACGATGGAAGTGATACATTATGGAGATATAACCGAAGTTCTAGTGGCATCGCGGGATGGGCCCTACAAGCTGCCAATACTAGTGACTACAAGGGAGGTGATTGGGTCATAGGGAATAAAGGCAACTTTGGACCTACAGACACTAGTGGTTCAGTAGGATGGTTTCTTTCAGGATTAAACACCGATACAGATCAATATTATCTATCTGCTACGGTGTCTGGAACTCCGTCACGGGGGCACCCTAAATCAGTATATCTCCGCTGTCAATCCAACAAAACCTACGGAGGAGAGGGCTCTCTTTTATTTGGATTGATACCAGGTAGACAGTATAAACTTGTTGTAGAGTACATGACTAGAGACGCCGACGCTAGCGGTGTTTTAGTAGATTTTGAACGTCAGAACCCAGATCCCGCAGGAACTGACATGAGATATAACCGAAATGGAGGATGGACTGTAGGAGGTATGCCATTTCATCAAATATGTCCAGTCTTAGCTCCTGGTCCCAATACGGGTCTGTTTAATACATGTTCTCTAGACATAAACGTAAGTTCAACATTTATGCCTGGGGACAGATACGATTTGAAACTATCACCAGTTGGACCACGTGCTGGTGACCCGTTAGCATACGTAAAGCGATATGCGAGATATTTCTTCAAAAAGATCGAATTAAGGGAAGTTGATAGCAGCCCTACAAAGAGCAGGCTCATTCCAGAGAAAGACTACGAACTTTCAATCAGGCTCAAGCATGATAGGCTAGGGATTGGTGGAAAGGGAGTAGTTGGTGTGCGGATAAGAGTTGATAATATTCCTATCTTGTGGGATAATGTAGGTTCTTGGGACTCCCTTGGATACGACTCAGTACATGCAGGCTATAAAGGAAAAGGGAATACGTTCGCGTTTGATATCGTAGATCAGCAATGGAAAAATATTGTAGAGAATGACTACGAATATTGGACAGCCGGTTCTCCAGGGTCACCGGATCCTGGTAGGTTAAAGAATCTGTACTATGAATTTGATATTGATAATATTGTAGATGATACAGAGTTTCCTAAGTGGAAGTTATTGACAATACCATTCAATACTAAGAATGCTTACGATTATTCTCCTGACCAGTGGGTGGATTACTCCACTAGACAATATCAGCCATTCATTTATAAGAGTGGAAAACCTCTCCACAACGTGGATACTGTATACCATGTAGAAATAGGTAAATTCAGTTTTGATCCGGTTGAGACTAATGAGGCTGATAGGACTTTTTTGACAATCGACGAGGTGTCTTTTAAGCTTTCAGATTATTATGGCGATATCCCAAGTTTACACACATACGAAGCCGTGCAAAATTTAATAAGAAGATTTGACCTGGCTACATCCGGGTCTTCATCTAGAAATAGTTATTATTCTGCTAGTGCATTTCAAACTAGTGGAGGGGCTCGAATATCATACGAAGAAGAATATGGAAATATTTACTCCGGAACGGTAGATACGACAAATACTTATGGTGATACTAGCGGAGTAGTATACACTTTAACAGACGACTAATGAGAGGATTCGTAGAAATATACAAAGGCAGAGACGGCGACATGGAACTTATTCATGCCGACGATAACATAATTGTAGATGGAGCTCGTGAGCATATAGCAGATTTCCTTACTTTTAATCAACCTCCTACGACTAGACCCTACTATGCTTCATCTACCGCAAAAGCAAATAGAGTGTCTTATTTGCTCACATCATCGTTAGATACTTCTAATTTTAATGTGAGAGGAATTACTTTAGGCTCAGCACGTGAAAACTACGATTTTCGCCATGCTAAGTATACTCCTTCTGCTATGGAGACGAATAATGTTCATACTGGGTTTTATCATCTGTTACCCTATTTTAATAACCATGACTATAGAACTTATTCGTGGAATGAATATTCCCCATACCCCGAGCGTGTAGAATTATTTGAAGATAATATGTTTGAGAGTGTCGGTACCGACTTGGTCAAATTACATGGTACGAATGTGGGAGTAAATGACTTAGGACTCTTTAATAATTTTTCTCGTGTTTCTGACAAGGCACTCGAGCCAGACGGTTGGAAATCAAGTGTCGCTCTGACATATGTTGATAATCTTGGAAATACGCTACCCACCGATTCGTACCTAGGACCGGGAGCTAATGGTAAAGGTTTAAGGTTAATGAAGAAAACATCAGGTAGTTTTAGTGTCCATATTGATTTAGAGGGGTATCAGATAACAGAAGTTGATCAAACTTATAAAATAGAGTGGGATTTTCTAGCTCTGGATGACACTGCAAGTAAAATTATCGTGTGGGATAGTCCTTGGGGAGGTCCTGGTATTTTTGGGAATGATGCTAGACTTGGTAGAAACTCTTTCATGTTTACCCCTAATATTTCTAGTGCTTTTCAGTCGTGGGGGGGTTGGTTTAAGATAGGCTTTGCCACCAAAGGAGCAGCTGAAAGTGGGAGCTTCATCTCGTCCGATACGACTATAGATAACATTAAGCTTTTTAAGCAGATTAATCAGCCATTCGGACCACTTCTTTTTGACACCACTATGGCTGATTTTACCCAGGTTCCGTCTCAGTGGGAGTCAGATCCAAACTACAATGAAGACCCTTACAAACAAGTTAGACCTAAAAATTGGGTAGTCGAAAATGAGGATTACGAGAACTGGTCGGCAGGAACTAAAACAGGTACTTTAAATGACCCAACAGTTCCAACAAACTATGTGTCTTCCGTTTACATACTAACCGACCAATGGGCCGCCCCACATGATTCAGTTTCCGCGCTAGTATTTAATCGGTGGGTCGGCAATGACCCACTAACCACTGGAGTCAGTTC